CATATCACCTTTAGACTTTCTGTCATCCAATCTTTTAGCAATTGCAATTCTCATCTGCTCAATCTCTCTAGCAGTATCGCCTCCAGTTTTGGTAGCTTCTTTATTTAAAACTGTTGGTTTACCAATACTTTCTTTTTTTCTGGAAAGATTTGATTTAGTTTTAGCTCGAGCTTCTTTGCCTAGCTTGGTTGGATCGCCAAATATTTCACCTGTATTTTTATCTACTTTAGCAACTTGTACTTGTTTATCTCTTATTTGACTACGAGTTTGAGTCGATTTATAGTTTCTGACACCACCTGTAGCACTTCTACCTGTGGCTCTTACAGCATATTCATTACGTTGGTCTTTGATATCATCGACCTTTTTCTTTTTTAACAAATAAGATTTGGTCTTAGCTGATGTACCAAACTTCTTATCTCTGGTAACTATGTCGTAGAATTTGAGGATTGGGGCTTTGACCTTTAAGGATGATACCGTTGATAAAGCCTCTAGATTGTCTGTTTTGCCCTCTTTTATCTGTTTGGCAGTATCAATACCATAAGAAACGTTAGCACCGATATTAAGGGCTTTAAGGGCTTTTGGTCCGTATTTCTTAACTCCATAGCGCAATGCTAGTGGAATAATTGGGAGTGCCATTATCCGTCTACCAGTTGACGAGCCATTTCACTAGCTAATTCTAATGAATGTCCTCGTTGCATTTTGATCTCTATGACTTCTTTGATTCGTTTATTGCGGTAAGCTCGCTTTTCTTTTTCTTCGTTAGCCAATATTTGTTTGGCTCTTTTTTCCATTTTGGTAAGTTTCTTAGCCATTATTTTTTTCTTAACTTATCTTGTAAAGCTTTTCTTGCATCTTTGTTAGATAATTCTACTGTTTTTATTAAAACTTTATTATTAAAAAATGAGCGAGATCCTTTTGATGTACCACCTAATGCACCATGACCACTAAACTTAGATAGGTATCTTTTGTTTGGTGTAATACCTGTCTTGGCACTTCTGCCACTAGAAAAAAATTTAGATGGTCCTTGCTCAATTGCCTTTGTCAATGTTCTGTAATATTTTGTGCTAGCACTTGTTCCCATAACTGTTCCAAGCATTGGGTTTTTTAAGCTAGCAGGTCTTTTCTCATCTTGTAGAGCCATAGATGTTCTGTTGCCAAATGGTTTATCTTTAGGTGATTTACCCATAATAGCTTGAGCCTGTCTAATACGATTACCGACAGTATCAGGTTTCTTAGTATTGCCAATAGATCCAGCTTTCTTAAATGCTGACTTAATACCAGATGTTGTCATGCCTTTGGTAAATCTAATGTTATCACCCATTTTCTTAGCACCCATAGCTGTAGATCGACCAATAACCTTAGATAATAATCCATAAGCAGGAAAAGGTATTAGGGTTGCTGCTATCAGTGAGTATGCCTTACGAGTATTGCGATTAGTAGTAGCTATCTCTTGCTGAGTAGCTGGGTTTGGAATTCTTCTTTTTGGTAGTACAGACATATTTTTATTTAATACCCTCTCTCTTGTTATATCACACAATTGGGGCAGTGAAAATACTTTGAGGGAAAATAATGCGAGGGGAGGACCTGTTATTGATGAGGTTATAAGTTTTTTAACCCCACCCCCTTGATGATAATGCCTCTTTTAATTTTCTTACCCCAAGTCTATGTTTACTTTAAATTCACCTGCGATTAAGTGTTGATGTTTATCTGGAGCCTTGAATCCTGCTCTATCCAGTATGTCTTTGGAAGCTTCAAGCTGTACGTACTCTGACTTAGCCCCTGTGGACAGAGACATTAACTTATTGACAGCCTTAGCTGAGGATATTCCTATGGTTTGTTGAATCTGTGACATCATGTACTTTTGTACCTCTGGTTTATGTAGCATCTTGGAGGCACTTACCCTTGCTGAGTTTCCCTTGTATCCTGCCACCTTACTTGCTTCCTTAATAGTACATCCTGTGGATACTAGGGTATCTACTAGTAGCTTTGCTCTAGGGGGAATATCATAAGCTAATGCTGAGCCTTTCTTCATAAGCAAATAGTAATTTGATTATATGTCTTGGTCAAGTGACACACTGTTGTAATCCTTTGTTGCGTGTCCCTTGACCGTGTTACCTCCGTTGCACTGCGGTGTAATATATATACTCTAAGACGCGGTTATAGCATTAGTTTATCCACATTACAAACGACTGCTCTTGTGTGTGGCAATACTGTTCTACTCCGTACATCCCTTTGTAATGTGAATAAACTAAATGTATAGATACCTGTGCTTTTCTGTTCTGATGATTTGTTAATGCTCGGGGCGGTCATAGAGTATATATATTACTCTTGCTTTTAACTAACGTTTGTGGTTCTTGCCACAGGAGATAATTATGAAAAAAGTTAATCAATCAACTGAGCTATACAATAAACTCAACGATGTCGCAGACACCATGTTCAAGCCAATACTTGAGCGTAAAGACGAGGGTATGGTACTCAAGAATAACTCATCAAGAGACTCTTTCATGAGAAAGATATCAGCTATTCTTGACTCTCAGATAGAGGGTAACCAGAAACTGGTAGAACGTGGTGGCGACATCGCCCAAGACGCTCTAAACCAGCAGTCTACTGGTATCTTCGAGGTATTCAAAGATGTCATCATTATGATTGACTCTGAGTACCCAGAGAGAAAACGTATGACACGTTCTGAGCAACGCTTACAGAAGTACAGAGCGTAACTGATAAACTAGGGATTCTTCGGAGTCCCTAGTTTTTTTTTATAACCTCTCTGTACTAAGTAAAGGAGTGCGAGAGGCTCACAAATAAGGAGGACAATTATGTCTATTGATAAAACTATAAATGTTCTGGAACAACTTGGTTTGAAATCCAGACACTATGTAAACAAAGATGGTGAACATGAGTTCACTGTCATAACTGTAGGAGGTAATGATGAAACTACTAACGAAACAACAACGCACTCAGATGATCAAGAATCATGAGCAACAAGATGGTACTAAATCATTTGATTGTGTAGTCAAGCTGTTCAATCCAGTCGGATTAGGCACTTGGTATCTGTCTGAGTTAAATCCAAAGACTAATGTAGCTTACGGTTTATGTGTAATCACAGAAGCTGAATATGGATACGTGGATCTTGATGAACTTTCCAGTACACCAGTAGGTATGGGATTAGGTATTGAGAGAGACATCATGTTTCCATCTGGTCTAAGTCTACAAGAATGCTTGACCATTCAAATGAGACAAGATGGTTGCTGATGAAAATACATAGGATTGTCTATGTAAACTGGCGAGGTATAGCTATGCGATGCACACTTGAGCAGACCAAGTCTATACCTCAGTCAGATATTTACGTAGATATACGAGCTGTTAGTTGGAGTATGACAGGTGAAGAATTTTGTGGTTGTATTGTGCATGAACATTTACCTAGCACAATACATCTTATGATACCTGCTACAGATACAACATTATCTTATATCAGCGTGCCTTTGAATCATGTCAATCATTACTTTGGACACAAGAAAGTAATGAGAGAAGAATGGTCAAAGCTAATACTAAATAAGATAGATATAGTCGCTGACTCTAACATAGAACAAATACAAATCGAATTCTAAACAAGGTGTTTAGAAACTAACGTGCCTGCCAGATATGGTTTGAGAACGGCAGGCACAACCAAAACACATAGGAGGAACAAACTATGAGTACAAGTACAACTAAACCAGTAACAGAAGAAAGTTGGGAAGAGCGTAGAGAACGTGAAGCTAAAGAGTTTCGTGACAAATATTTGCCATCATTTTTTAAGACAATGAAAGATAAAGACATTGAATATTTCACTGTTGAATTCAATGGTGGTGGTGACGATGGAATGGTTGAACGACCTGTATATGTTAAAGATTCAGAGATACCAAGCTGGGCTGATACCAGAAAAGAAGTTGGTATTACTGATGATATGAAATGGGATGATCCAAAGTACAAACAGCTAAGTAAAAAAGCTGATGCTTTACATCGTTTTTATTTGGATCCAGATAGTAAAGGTATGATGTATGTCTATACACAAATGCAATGGGATAAAGAATCTCAACGCTATAACATGGATGAATACATCGAAGAGTTTGTAGGTATGTATATGTCTGCAAAAAATATCGATTGGTACAACAATGAAGGTGGCTCAGGCACAGTTACATATGCTGATGGTCATCTTCAAGTTGAAGGTCAAACTTATTACAGAGAAGAAGATCCATTTGAGTTTGAAGAATCTGATAGTAAGGTAGTTAAGAAATGAGCAATCAATATCACATAACAATACAAGCTATAGTTTCATGTGATGATGAAAATGAGCATTGGGTTCACAAAGCTGTAGATAATCTAGACTTGAGCAATTTGTGTTCAAGTCCTGATTATTTAAAGAATCCTGATCCACATACAGGCTATCAATTTATGCCATTCAAACATCAGTTTGCAGTCAAACTTAGTCAATCGATAAACATAAAAAAATTAGGAGATAACAATGGCTAACTGTTATTACCATGCACTGTCATCAGTCAAAAAATGGGGAGGAGTTCCAGAGGATTACCAAGCCATTCATGATTGGTTTGATGACAGTAAGAAACACATAGCTACAGTCAAGCATAGGGCTTTGCGACATCATACTGAGGGTTGCTTTATGTGTGAACAAGTGTTCGGCACTACGATAACCAATAGTGATGGACGTAAAGTCCCAGTCAGATTGATAGCCGAAAGGCATATTACTGAAGATTGTGGCTACATTCCAAAGGTATCTGACTGGCTTGATGCCATTCGGATAGAATCTTGGATGACAAAAGGCTATCTTAAATAGTACAAAGGTAGTACAATAATAGAACAGGGTAGGCAAATACGTCTACCCTATCATTAGGAGGAACAATAATGAAAAGAGAAAAAATAGAAACTATGAGTCTGTATGATTTAATAGCAGCTCACACTGTTACACGTCAGTACAGAGATTACACAAACAAATGCTTTGAGAATGTTGTTGAGCTTTTGCCTAAAGACTACAAGCATTCATCAATGGACAGTGGTACAAAATGTGATCTGTCATACAATCAAGGTCAACGTGATGCATACCTGCACATACGTAACCTGCTTATTAACACAGCTATAGATATTGATTGTTTGATTGATGTACGTTCAGATGAAATGAATGCGGAGTGTAATCATGAAGTCGATTGATAACTTCAGAAAGTTTCATCGCAATAATCCTAAAGTGTTTGATATGGTATTAGCATATGCATACAAGCAAAAGAATAAAGGTCGTACTCACTACAGTATTGAGATCATATTGAATGTCATAAGATATCATGTGGATCTAGATACTGTAGGCGACCAGTTTAAAATCAACAATAACTACAAACCATT